GTCAAGTATATACCCTCCTGTGTGTAAGCAGGGAACATATTTGATGGTGCTGTCAACAAAGAGTTGTTTAACAGCGTAATCTTATTATGGCTTACCTTTTCAGCCTCGTTAACTGTAGCTGCACTTACTATCTTGTAATCCTGATAGGTAAGCGTAAAGATATCATCAGTAAGCGTTAATACTGTTGAACTATCTACTGATACCACAAATGCAGTATCGTTAGTAACTGTGTTGATAACTATATCATCTACCTTTACTCCTGACGCTATAAAGTCAGCATTTGGGTCTACCAACTGAAATGAAGATACTAATGAACTTGTACCTGCTGTAATTTCCACAGGATATACCAATACCTTATTAATCATATATGCATCGCTACCCGTAGTCACCAAGGATGGTGAATAGAACTTGTTAGATGTAAAGTTAACTAAGAACTGAGTGGTAGCAAATACCTCCACGTTCTCCATAATCTTCTTCCTGATATCACCGTACTCAGTACCCGATAAACGGGCGTTCTCCATATTTATGGTCTTATTGTACTGACTGAAATATTCATCGAATAACTCCATCTGTGCCTTCTCAGCAAACAGGTTGAAGTCTGACGGTGATATGTAGCCATAGTTGTTCTTATTCAATATAGCTAGTACCGTATTCCTAACTTCGTTTATCATCTAATTTATTTTACACAAATATAAGCAAAAAAAAAGAGGGTACAACGAGTACCCTCCTATATAATTGACCTGTCGATTACAGGTTGTTTTCTAACATTTTTAGTGCATCTATTCCCTCATCAGACTGTAAGAACTGAGCTACAACAGTATATGGGTCGTGCTGATATGGCACGGACAACATCTTCTTCTTGCTGCTCGATGTGTTAAACCATACCTCCTTCTTACCGTTTCTGAATGTCAGTAACTTAGCTTCAAAGAACTTATGGATATTAGCCTGATGCTTTAAATTAGGATCATTTAATGCATTTAGGAAGCCTCTTGGGTCTCTCTTTGCATATACCAATATATCCCTCTTTAGCTCAGCCGTAGTGTACATACTTGGCTCCTTGCCGAATAATACACGAGACATTGTCTCTAACTGCTCTAGGGATAACTGACGTGCCTCAATTAACGCATCAACCTGAATGTTTAATACCTCAACCTCATCCTTAGCATCCTTCTCATTGTTTACTTCCTCAAACGCTTTATTGTTTAATGGATGGTAATAAAGGAACTGCTGTAGTACAGGATTGGTTCTAGGTACAGTTAAGAAACCATTTTCAAAGATTACAGGCTCAATAATGGCGTTGCCATCCTGCTCATCTTCAAATGGTGATTTTTGGTTAACCGCATAGCGAAGTGCTCGGTTAGTGTTTTGGTCTTCATCAAACCATAGTAAAGGATATCTTCTTGTGTTTCTGACAGGTAGCGTGTAGGATAATGGTGCTATCTTTCTAGTCAGCTTGTACATTTTGTCTTCAGAGACATTGTTCTTTTTCATTTTATATAATTTAATTTGAGTTAAAAAAAATAAGAGAGGGACACTAGGTCCCCCTCTCGGTTGGTTATTAGTATTGGAACAATACGAAGTTGTTCGCACCTAATGTACATACACAACGCTCAGATAAGAAGTGTACTTCCATTGCATCTAGGTCGCTAGTAGTTGCCCCACCTGCGGATCCTGTGATCCAAGTTTTGTATCTTCTATCTTCAGCCTCTGTAGCACGGTATCTAACGTGTAAGAATGGTCTCTTAGCGTTTTTACCCATAATTTGATCGTATACAGATGTAGAACCTGCAGGAACCATCAAACCATTTACTCGGCCTGAACCCGCAACAGCAGGTAAACCACCTCTCATTGTAGGGTCGTTTAGGTATTTCCAATCAGATTTGTAGAAGTCGTAACCTCTTCTGAATCCTGTGAAACCTAAGTTTAACGCCATTTCTACATCGTTATCGAATAGACCGAAAGATGCAGAGTTAGAAGAACCACCACTAACGTAACCGTTCAATGAAGCTAACATATCATCGATATCGAAAGAGAACTGACGGTCAACGAAGATTACGTTTTCTTCGATTGAACCTTGTTTGTCTAAACGAGAGATGATGGTATCAAAGTCTGTAAGAGCTGTTGGGTTTCCACCTGCCCATACGTTTCCACGGTTGTTAACAACGTAGAAAATACCTTGAGATCCTTTGTTACCTGCAGGAGCGTAAGTAGTTTGAGTAGCTGCACCTGAAGTAGCTTCAGCAGGAACTGCTTCTACCATCGCTGTTTCCAAGTAGTCTTCGAAACGTAGACGTGTTTCGTGCTCTGATTTTAAGTACCATAAGTAACCTGTAGCACCGTTTTCAGTTGTCACTTCAACCCATCCAATTTGAGCCATATCAGACCCTGATACTGCATACTTGTCTTTGATGATGATTGGAGAGTTTTCGAAGATATCGTCATCAGCTTCCAATGATCCTTCCATTCCTACAGTTCCTTTCTTGAACTCAGAACCGTACACCCAAATAGTAGATGCATTGTCAGAAACTAGACCACCTGCTTCGTAGAACGCAACTTCGATTGTAGCTAAAGCTAAATCTACATCTACAACGATAGCTTTGTTAGAACCTGTTCCATCGTTAGCAGAGATGAATACAGTCTGTCCTTTACGGATAGCGATTCCACCTGTTCCCGGGATTAAGGTATCAAGGATAGCGAATGTTGCTGTAGCATCACCTACTGTAGCAGTAGTAGTACAGTTAACATACTTAGTGTGAAGACGACCTTGCTCTGCCCATTTAACTAAGTCAGAGTTAGAAGGAAGTTCTGCTCCTACCAAACGAAGGAAAGAAGCGATTGTACGATTACCGTAACGTTCGAACTCTTTCTCATAAGTATCAGGTAGATACTGATTTAAGAAGTCAAAGTTGGTAATGTAGTTTGTTGATAATGGTACCTGCTCTGCACTTGGTTGTAACGCATAGCCGGGAACCGAATTTAATGTACCTGCCATTTTTTAATGTTTTTTTGTTTTTAAATCTTTTTAATACTTTTTATTTTCAAATTGCGGCCTGTTTGATCCCCTGCCGCTCGGACTTGCATTCCCCCCTTCTGCATTGGTTCAGGCATTCTACGTTCAGACATATTAATATTCTTAATGCCTTTCATAGTACCCTCCGTTGCATCCGACATACCTTGCTCATAAAAGAACTTAGCAAACCTATCAGGGTTCATTGCGATGGCTAACGCTCTATGGTATCCTGCCGCATCCTTAATTAAACCATTCTCATCCAAGTACTTACCGATGAAGTTCATTGGGGTCAGTTGGTTTTTCTTCAGTTCCGCTGCGTCTCCGGGTGTAAATCGAACTTTCTTGTTATTCAAGTCGAACTCAAAACCTTTGAACTCGCTGTCGAATACCTCGTCAGTTTTCTTTTGAAACCACTCACGCTTGCGTGCGTCTTGTTCCTGTAGCGTCTTCGCCTCTTGTGAATATTGTTTGTAAGCTTCGTATTCCTCTCTCTCTTCATCGGGCATACCTACTGACCTCGACTCAAGGGGTATCCTGTATTGCTCCTTCTGAGCAGTGAGAAACTTCTTAGCTTCCGCAACAATTTTCTTTTTCGCTATTTTCGTTTTCTTTATAACTGACTCATCATCAAGGTCTTCATCATATCTATAGTCATCCATTAAGGTTTCTATATCCTCGTTGTCAAGACCTTCGTTAGTCGCAGAGAAATACTCACGTAGTAGCTCTTCAGAATCCATAGCATCTACATCCTTCTGTAATTTTATGAAGTCTTCAATGCCACGGCCTGTTTCTTTTTTATACTTAAAATAAGCAGCAACGTCTTCGGGCATCTCTTCTGCCTCCTTACGTTCAGAAACTAACTCGTCAAAAGAGTTAATCTGCTTATTGTATCTTTTCCCAATATATGAAAGAACGTCTTCTTCTTTAAGTTCATACTGCTCAGGTTGTGCTTCTTCTGCAACTTCCTGAACAACAGGTTCTTCTATTTTTTTACCTGCAGATAGATCTATTCGTGGTATCTCAGGTTCTTTGTTTAGTTCGATACCTGATTGTTCCTCGTGTCTTTCGACTAGTTCTCTTTCTAGTTCCTGAACACCTTTTGACTCTACTGCACCTACAGCTTTTACTTTAAATTCCATTTGATTAAATTTTAATTATTATATAAAGTTAGTAAAAAATATTTATTCTTTTTTATCTACCTTTTGAGTTCCAAAGTAGTACGAAAATATCATTAAGGTAAGCGTCTTTATAAGGTCAAATAGCTGATCGTTTTGATTTTCAGATAATAGAGGCATACCAAAAGCAATCACCTTATCTACTACAAATACCCCTACTAGTGTAGCAAATACCAATAATATAAAACGAACAAGCAGGTCCCTTGTATGGTTTATAAATAGTTTATTTACGTAATATACAGATGTCATAATAAATGCAATACCTGTAAATACGCCTAATAATACTACCCAAAGATTGCTATTATGAAACATTTAGTAAACTGTGGTAATGTTTAAAATGCTTAGTCCTATCTACTATTCCTATAGTACCACCATTTACAGACTTTGTAACGGCTATGATTGCTGAGTCAGCTGCACCTTGATCCGCCTTAGATAAGCAGTTCTTATTAAAGAACCAAGCCGCTGATGCTAATGGGTACTTTGTAGCTACTAGGTCAGG